AAAATGAGACTATAACTATTGAGTCTTTAGAGGAGGTTAATCCAGAATTAATTACTTTAGACTCTGAAGAAAAAGAATCAGTTGTTGAATCAGAAAAATCTTTATCAGAAGAAGATTTGGATAAAAGAAAAAACAAAACTCAAAACAGAATAAATGAACTAACTCGTAGGCGCCGTGAAGCAGAAGAAAGAGAAGTTGCTGCTTTAGAATATGCAGACGCTATGAAAAGAAAAGCAGAGGGATTACAATCACGAGTAAATAATACTGATGCTGGTTATGCTACTGAGTTTGAGGCCAGAGTTTCATCTCAATCGGATCAAGCTCGCTCTGCTTTAGAAGAAGCAACAGAGGCTAATGATCCAAAAAGAATTGCAGCTGCTACAGCGGCTATGGCTCAGGTTGAGATTGAAAAAGAAAGAGTTCGTTTATATAAAGGTCGCGTGAAACAACAAACTCGAAAACAACAGTATGTTGAAGATGCATACCAGGCCCCTCAAAGAAATCAAGCTCCTGCACCAAAAGCAGATCCTGATCCAAAAGCTGTGGCATGGGCTGATAGTAATGATTGGTTTGGAGAAGACAGAAAGCTTACTAGTGTAGCTATCGGACTTCATAGTGAACTTATAAACGAAGGTTTTAATGGTTCATCTAACGATTATTATGCTGAGTTAAATAGTCGTCTAAAACCCTGGCTAGGGGCAGCTGGCCTTGAAACTGATGTTTCTATAGAAACAAATAATACCAGAACTTCACCTGTTGCTTCAGTAACAAGTGGAAGATCAGTTGCAAAAAAATCAAAAACTGTTAAATTAAGTAAATCCCAACTGGAGATTGCCAAAAAACTTGGTGTTCCAAAAGAGGAATACGCAAAAGAAGTGGTTAAACTTCAAGGGAATAGGAGCTAAAAATGGCTAAAAAAGAAAATATCGATGAAACTGTGGCTATTGAAGCAGCAGACAGATCTTCACGGGAAAAAGAAACAAGAAAAGCTTCAAATCGCCCTGTGCAATGGCGCCCCGCTAATAAATTGCACGCACCGGATGCTCCAGACGGGTTTGTTCACCGTTGGATTCGCGCGGAAACTTTAGGGCAGGAAGATAAATCTAATGTCCATCGCAGGATTCAAGAAGGATTTGAACTAGTAAGAGCTGATGAGTATCCAGATTCGGATTTACCGGAGTCTGATGGAAAGCACGCAGGTATTATTGGCCTCGGAGGTTTGTTGTTAGCTCGATTCCCAGTGGAATTTAAAGAGCAAAGACATGCATATTATAATGCAAGGTCAGGACAACAAATGGAAGCAGTTGATAATGACTGGATGAAGGATAGTAATCCTTTAATGCCTAAAGACACACCGGAAAGAAGAACACAAGTATCATTTGGTCAACCCCGAAACAATAACAATAAATAATTATTGTTTCATCAACTAAAAGGAAAAAAATATGGCAAATCAAGATGCCCCCTTTGGTCTACGTCCGATTAAAATGGTAGGCGGCGGTGATTTCACCGGCGGTCAAGATAGATTTACTTTAGCAAGCAGTTACAATACTAGCATTTTTCAAGGGGATCTTATAGAACCTCTCGCAAACGGCACAGTAGGAAGAGTACCTGCAGGTCAAACGAATTTTATTCTTGGCGTTTTTAATGGTGTTAGATATACTAACCCCACTACACAAACACCTACTTGGGCGAACACCTATCAACAACCTGTAGCAACAACAGACATACAGCCTTTTGTTATTACAGATCCAACCGTTGTATATGAAGTACAAGCTAACGCAGCATTCCCAACATCAGGATTATTTGCAAATTACGATATTGTAGATAATAACCCTGTTGGAAATAATACGGCTGGTATATCTCATGTAGAACTTGCCGTAAGTACAGGCGCGACAACAGTAGGACTGCCTTTAAAAGCAGTTCAAATTAGCACAGACCCAGAAAACGATGATCCGGCAACTGCTAATACTAATGTTCGTGTTATCATTAACAACTCAGTGTATTCCACTGGCACAACTGGCGTATAGGAGGTTTAAATGGCTATATCACGCGCACAACTCGCAAAAGAATTAGAACCAGGCCTCAACGCTTTATTTGGACTTGAATATGCCAAATATGGTGACGAATCTAGGGAGATTTTTGAAACAGAATCTTCTGACAGAGCATTTGAAGAAGAAGTAATGCTCGTTGGATTCGGTAGTGCTGCCGAAAAATCTGAAGGCGCAGGAGTTCAATATGACTCTGCTTCAGAAGCTTATACTTCAAGGTATACTCACGAAACAATCGCACTTGCGTTTGCTTTGACTGAGGAAGCTGTTGAAGATAATCTTTATGATCGTCTTGCAAACAGGTATACTAAAGCACTAGCTAGGTCTATGAATCACACAAAACAAGTTAAAGCAGCTAACGTTTTAAATAACGCTTTTAACAATGCATTTACTGGTGGTGACAGCGTTGAACTTTGTTCAACTCTTCATCCATTAGCATACGGCGGTACATTTGCGAATGAACCAACAACAAATGCTGACTTAAATGAAACTTCTCTTGAAAACGCACTAATTGATATTAGTAATTTCGTTGACGAAAGAAGCTTAATTGTTGCTCTAAATGGTTCAAAATTAGTTATTCCATCACAACTACGATTTGTTGCTGACAGAATACTAGAATCTACACTTCGTTCAGGCACTGCCGACAACGATATCAATGCTATGAGGAACACAAGCGCTCTTCCTGGTGGATATGTAGTGAATCATTTCTTAACAGATCCAGATGCATTCTTCATTATGACTGATGCACCTAATGGTCTTAAACACTTCGAAAGAAGTCCGTTAAGAACAGCTATGGAAGGTGACTTCAATACCGGAAATATGAGATATAAAGCTCGTGAGCGTTACAGCTACGGGTGGTCAGATCCACGTGGAATCTTTGGTTCTACAGGTGTTTAATTAACACTCAATATTCTGAGAGAAAGGGTAGTTTAGGCTACCCTTTTTTTTGTCTTGCGTTTCAGAACAACATTACATATTATAGAAATACTTTGACAATCATTTCGATTGACAGACACTCAACTGACAAAGGAGATTAAAATGAGTAAAACAACTTTTTCAGGACCAATTAAATCAGGTCCTATATCAAGCACAACAGGTACTAACGTACAAAATGATATTGCTGACGTAGGCTTTACAGTAATTTCACAATCAGTTGCTGTATTTCAAGTAGCCGCAAGTCCTGCAACAACTATTATTATTCCTGCTTACAGCAGAATTTTATCAATTAAACTATTTGTAACAGCAGCTTGGAATGGCGCAGCTACAACAGCAGGCGTTGGCTTTGATGATGGTACAATTGTAAATGCGACAGCTTTAACTGCAGCAACAGGTGTATCCGGTGGTACAATAGGAATGAATACCGATAATATTGAACCAGGTGCAGATGCTACTAGAACAACTAATTGGTTAAATACTGGTACAAACAAAAAAAGAATTAGGCTTTTAAGTGCTAATGCTGGTGCAGGTAAAGGAACACTTGTAGTTCAGTACGTTCAAGCACAAAGTAAAGTATTTACTGTTTAGGAGATTTAAATGGCTGGACCAACTAATGTCGCAAACTTAGGAGCAGGCGCTAATACTGTTTTGGTTAATCCAAAATCAGCGAATCCAAATATTCGCAATACTGGTGGGCCAAGTACTTTATCATACTTTAAAGGCGCTTATTTTGAAGCGGGTACTGGCGGAGAAGGAACTATTGATGTTCAAACTCAAGTTAATGGATCGTGGGTTACTCAAACAACCTACTCTTTAGCAGCCAGTCAGAATGATTCGGTGTATGTTCCTGGTGCGCAAGGTATTCGTCTTGGAGATGGACTCCGGGTGGCTACCAATGCAAATATTGCAAACGCTCAAATATTTTATACATAGTATAAGGGGAATAATATGGAGATGGAATTACTCTGGAATGTTGGGTTAACCATCCTCATAGCCCCTGGTACTTATGCTATTGGAAATTTATTTGTTCGCATGAGTAATGCACAACAATCAATAAATGATTTTAAGGTAGAAGTAGCAAAAGAATATGTTTCTAAACAAGATTTTCAAGATAGTCTTGAGCAAGTTTTAAGAAGATTTGATAAAATAGAAACTAAAATTGATAGGATTATTGAAGGTGGCTAGTGGTCGTTCTCAATTTTCTAAGCTTACCAGCACTTACTCTTGCAAGCCTAAGTCTAAAAAGAATAAGGGATGTGGAAAAGTGATGTCTAATAGACGAAAGACAACAAGGTATACATAATGACAGTTAGTGGATCAAAAAACTTTGAAATAAATGTAACAGAATACATTGAAGAGGCCTATGAAAGATGTGGTCTAGAGTTACGCAGTGGCTATGATCTAGCAACTGCTAAAAGATCTATGAATTTATTGTTTGCAGATTGGGCTAATCGTGGCCTTAATCAATGGACTGTTGATCAAACTATTACAACATTAACACAAGGAACTAATTTTATTTCTCCAGGTTCTGATACTATTGACGTTTTAGATGCCATATTAAGAAGAACAACTAATGGAAAAACAAATGATCTATCAATGAATATGATAAGTCGTGCAGAATTTTTAAATATTCCCAGCAAAGACACCCAGGCTAGACCTAATCAATATTTTTTAGACAAACAAATTGATCCTAAATTGTATTTATGGCCAACACCAGACAACAGCACAGATCAAATAGTCTTTAATAGACTTGTTCGTATTGATGATGCCGACAGCCCTACCAATACAGTAGAAATGCCTTTTAGATTTTATCCATGCCTTGCAAGTGGTTTAGCTTATATGCTTTCTGTTAAAAAGGCCCCTGAAAGAATGCAGATGTTAAAAGCTGCGTATGAGGATGATATGAGAAGAGCAATTGATCAGGATGAATCAAGGGCTTCTTTTAGAGTGGCTCCTGACATGAGAAGCTATAGGTTGGGATAATGTCTTATGCATTGGGAAAATTTGCTGTTGCAATGTGCGATATTTGCGGGCAACAATATAAATTAAGTCAATTAAGAAAACAATGGAACAATTGGAAGGCATGTCCTGAATGTTATTCTCCCAAACAACCTCAACTTGAAATACCTACGAATACTGTAGATCCTCAAGCATTATACGAGCCTAGACCAAATACAGATATAGAGGCTGGAGAAGGGGTTGTAAGAACTGACAATCCAGGATTTGTCAATTCTAAGGAAAATGTGATAGGATCTTCTTTTAGGTTCAACACATTAAACGGAAGTATCGGAACAGTAACAGTAACAACTACATGAGTAAAAAATGGGTTATACATACACAACATTAAAAACGGCTATACAGGGTTTTGTAGAAGACTCTGGAACCACGTTTAATGAAAATATAAATAATTTTATTGAAAATGCTGAACAAAGAATTTTTTCTATGGTTGATCTTCCTTTAGATAGAAGAAACTCTACTGGTAACTTAACAACCTCTAGTGAGTATTTATCAACTCCTGATGATTTTTTATCGACATACAGCCTAAGTGTAATATCACAAAACACACATTATTTTTTATTAAATAAAGATGTTAACTTTGTTCAAACATACAACCCGGACC